TATAAATCACAAACTGATTATAATAACGGTTTACTAAGATTTGGTCCTCGTCAACCATTTATTACGGTTACACCAAATACTGCAAGAAAAGGTGTTAATGGACTTAAAAGATTTGAAAGTAGAGCATTGCCTATTGGTTCTGCATTACAAGATGTAGTTAGAGTATCAAAGTTTAGTGTAAGTGGTAATGGTGTAATATTTTTAACCAAACAATTGGCATTACAAGGATTAAATAGTTTTAATGAAACGAAGATATATAATCCTTTATTGCCTATTTTAGCTACAACTAGTATTGCTTCTTTTGGGTTAATATCAAGGCCAACTAGACATATAGAACCAAATTTAGGTGGTGTTCTTGGATCATTAGGACTTGGTGCAGTGACTAATGCGTTAGGTTTAAATAAACCAACTGCTCCAAAAGGAACCGTTGGTTCTGGTGCTTTGCCAATAAATAATAAATATGGTGGAAAAGGATTAATTCGTGGCAGTACTGCAAGTAACGCAAATAAAAATTTCCAAAACGTATGGGGTGGAGGTAAAAGTAATGGATTTTTTTCTGCTATTGGAAACTTTTTTAAATCAAGTACATTATTTGGTGCTTTTGTGCCTGTAGGTCAACCAAATGGTGAACAGTATAAAGTAGGCGAATCTACTTACGGAATAATGGCATCAACCAGAACTGTATTTCAACAACCTTATGGTGCATTAAAATATAGTTTTGATAAAAAGGTAATTCAAAAATGGTATGCCGGAACCAATGAAATTAGAAAAGGTGATACTGAACAAACTACGGGTGTAAGAGGTAGATATTTTAAACAAGCAGATGGTACAAATATAATTATAGGTAAAAGAGGGCCGTGGAATGGAAATTCACCAGGAACATTTCCTAAACTTTTTAGTCAAGAGGTTGAACTATCCCAAAGAGGAGATGTTAATCAAGATTTAAGTTATGGTAAATCTGTTGGATCAAATGTAAGTCCAGATCAAGAGTTTAAAAATTCTGAAATGTTGATTAACTTGGCATATTATGCTGAATCCAATCAAAAGTATCCGACAAAGTTCACAGATAAAGAATCTGATAAGGTAAAGCAAATTGAAGATAATTTAAAGAAAGTATTAACAAATGTTAAAAATGCAGGATATGAAGTTTTTACTACATCTGATAGTGATTTAATAAATCCACAATTTTCTAATGCCGCTTTTATTGGATATGATTATATTTCTCAATTAACCAAAGATGTTTATTCTCAACAAAAGGGTACCAGTCCATTTAATTATAATATCGGTTCTTATTTGATGGGTTTTAGATTTGAAAAAAGAAAACAATTGTTAGATGATAGAGACGGCAAAGGTTTTGCTGGTACAAATACATTTGATAAAATAAATGCATTGAATGTACTGACAGAGAAAGAATTTGAAGATTCTTATAATGATGATTCGGACTTAATTAAATTTTATTTTCATGATATTGTAAATGATAAATATATTCCATTTAGAGCTACAGTTACTGGTATAAATGAAAATTATACTGCGGATTGGTCTGCTACAGAATATATTGGTAGAGCAGATAAATTACAATCATATAAAGGATTTTCTAGAACTATTGGTTTTAAATTTAATACGGTTGCTAATAGTATTAAAGAATTATTGCCAATGTGGCAAAGAATTAATTATTTGGTTGGATTGACTAAACCTGCTAATTATACACAAGGAGATCAAACTTCTAGTAATATATATTCTAAATTTATCATACCGCCATTAGTTAAATTTACAATAGGGGATATATACAAAAATCAACCAGTAGTAATAAAAAGTGTAAGTGTAAACATACCAGATAACTGTGTATGGGAAACATTGAGTGAAGAATACTCTGACAAAAACGATTGGTCATATTTAAATGGTAAAATTTTATGGAAAAATAGTAAACAAAAATATGCACAATTTCCAAGAGAATGTGAATTGAATTTAAATATAGATTTATTAGAAAAAGAAAGACCTATTGTTGGTGGAAACAACTTTGGAGATGCTTGGAGAATTTTAGATAAAAACGGAGATTATGTGAATGGTTTTGATATAAATGAACAAGCAGGTTTAAGATTATCAAAAGTAGATTCGTTCTCTGATAAAATAATGGTTCCAGATAAACCACGAAAGAATTTAGTTCCACCCGTACCAAATCAAATTCCTTAATAATTTATGAATAGATATTCATTTGCAAAACAAGATAAAAGATGGGATGGAAAAAGGGTATATAAATCATTATTATATCCTACTATACCTGTTGCTTATAATGATTTATATGTTATTACAAATGAAGTAACTACTTTTGATTCTCTCGCTAATAAGTATTATAAAGATGCTACATTATGGTGGATATTGGCTCAAGCAAACAAATTGGGTAATGGTAAACTAAGTGTACCTGCTGGAATACAATTAAGAATACCACAAAATATTAACAATATTATTGGAGATTTTAAGTTATTAAATTCATAAGTTATGGCAACAACACCGGATAATAGACCGTGGGCACCGCATCCAATACCATCTTGGATAATAAAAGAGTTTACAAGAAGACAAAATGATATTGGATTTGATTATCCACAGTCAGTTACATGGACTGATGATGGTAATTGGCAACAATATAAAGGTCCGATGACTCCTTGGGTGCGAGTATTTTCCAATGGTACTGGTAGAGTAAATGAGAAAAGTAATTATCCTGAAAAGAGTGGATTTATATTACAAGGCGGATATGGTTTTGATAAATCATATGGAGTGCCTGATAATAAAAATGTATTGGGTTATGATGCGGATGGAAACGAACATACTCTTGATTTATCTTCAGATGGCAATTTAGTATCGTTTCCAAATTCGTTGTCAGATGATAAAAGAACTGTTCAAAAATTTTTACCTGTGCCTGGTATTACATCAATAGATGCGGTAATACAAAAAGAAAGAATAAGAAAAATAACAGTAAATTGGAAATGTTATGGTTATGCACAATTGGAGTACATGACTCCGTATTTTCTTTCACCTAAAATAAGTGCGTTTGTTGAATTTGGATATAATCATTTTAATCCTGCTTCTCTGTTAGATTTAAGACAAACAAATTTACAAAAATTAAAAGAATTATTTACAGTTAGTGGTTCTGTTTTGTATGATAAAAATATTAGAGAATCGTATGGTTTATATGATGTTACTATGGGAATAATTAGTGGATTTGATTTTTCAAGTCAAGATGGTATTACATTTGATTGTAAGACTGAAATATTGTCTAAACATGCAAATTATTCTGGTGTATTAGTTAATGGTGGAACAAAAGCAGAATCTGATAATACAAAAACAGATGTACAATCATCATTTGCTAGTTATCTTGAAAAAAGAGTAACTAAATTACCTTCGTGTATTAAATTGGGTAGAAACTTTTTTGAACCCTTGGATGAAGATGAAAAAATAAATCCACTTAATTTTTACTTAGATGAAAATGGAAAGAAAAAAATTGAAGATAGATTTTTTGTTGGAAGAAAAGAGGAATATGGTGATAAAGATATATTAAATGGAAAGTCTGATTATGATTGGGATAAAGCCGATCAAAAAGATGTGTGGGTAACTTTTGGGTTTTTGATTGAATTAGCAAATTTATTTTTTAAACAACCTATTGGCATCAATAAACAAGATTTGAATCCGTTTGATTTATATGAAATAGATACAAAAGATGTTATTATTGGTGCTCATCCAAATTTAATATCTTGTGATGGTAGTGTATTATTGATACCAAATGCAAAGGCTCCTAAATTTAATGCAGGAATATACTATCCTCAACCAGAAGATCCTGAAGATAATGACTATCAAAAGCAATTTGGATTTGGCAATCCTTCAATTTATTCTTCACAATCACCGTTAAGAGTTCTTGATTATAATAAATTAGAACCGTATGATAGAACTGTGGCTAAAATATTAAGAACAGGTATACAAGTTAGACAAAAAACTGAACGATCAATTTTAATATTTGTAAAAACTGATACAGATGTATCAGTAGGAACAGGAGGTGCAATATTTAGAGATAATTTGGATGGTATTATTAATAGATTTAGATATTCAAATAAGTTAGGAGATAAAAGTAAACCAATTTCAAGTATTAAAAAAACAGAACAAAGTGGTATGAAATCATTTCCACGATGGGATTCGGCCGAACCTTTTTCGGGAAAACCAGCAGGTTATTGGGGAAATTTAAATGATTTATATGTTAATACAAAAGTTATAATTGAATGTGCTAAATCTTCAGATACGGTTGAAAATTTTTATAACTCATTATTAGGTAAAATTAATAATGCTGCAGGTAAAATTTGGGAACTTGCTGTAATAGAAGATGATCACAAGCTAAAAATAGTTGATAAAAAGTTTATTCAATATACTAAATTAAAGATATATCAATTTGATGTTGGTGCAACGAATAAATTTATTAAAAATATAAGTTTTACCGCTCAACTTTCAAATGTAGCTGCAAATCAAGTTATAGCATCATCATCTACAAATAAAACTACAAAAAATCCAAATGGAACTGTATCTGCTAATCAACCATTGTTATTTCCATATGGTGATAGATTTAATTTACTCCCACCTACTCCAGTTACTGGTTCAAAAAGAGCTAAATCATTATTGGTTGATGACAATCTTGAAGTAATGAAACAGTTGCAAAAAACTCCTCAAAATTCTTCTGCTACAAATGGTTCTTATATAATGTCATTTAAGACTTATGCACCTGCAGGTGCACCTGCTCAATCAAGAGCTGACGCAGCTTCTAGAGGAAGAGGTACTCCAAATATTCCAGCAAACCCTACAAGACCAGGTACAAGAGCAGCAGCCGCTCTTCAGGCTGGACCTAGAGTTACAAGGCCATTAAACCCAAACAATTCAACACCTCCATCAAGAGCCGCAGCATCTTCACCAAGAACTACTACTTCTACAAATAAACCATCTGGAGGAAAAGAAACTGGATGGAATATTGTTAATTTAGTATTACCAAATGAAGCGTTGTTGATATCAATAATGAACGACATGGATTTTGAAAACAATAGTAATATATACGGAGGACAACAGCCAGGTTTTACTGTTGAAATGACATTGCAAGGTATTTCTGGTTTAAGAACATTTCAGATGTTTAGTCTTAAAAATTTACCAAGTCCATATTCAGAAAGAGAAATTTTATGTCAAATTGTAGATGTAACGCACAAAATTGAAAATGGAAATTGGACAACTACAATTAAAGCAGGCATTCGTTCTATAAGAGGTAAAGCAATTACATTTACAACTGACGGTGTAAATGAATATACTATAAATAATAATCCAAATTGATATGATAATACCATCAAAGTATATTAGTATAGGTGGAATAGATATGTCCAATCAAACATATCCTTCTTATTTCAAACCAATTCCTAATTCAAATAATTATAAAAAAGGATATATTTATCGTTATTTTATTCAAAAAATAAATGATTTAATGATTACGGAAGTAAATAAAGATAAATACGACAATATACATACCCAATATTATAATAAAATTTATATTAAATGGATAATAACTGGACCTAAAAATAATCAATATAAAAATAAAGTGTTGGAATTAAATGGAGTACAAGAACAAAATACACAAACACTAAATGATGTTGAGAAAAGAATAAAAGGAATCAAGAATTATTTGAATAATCCTCTTGAATTTTGGAACGGTAAATAATTGACTTTACTTTTTATAGTGTTATATTCGTTACATGGTGTGTTTAGATAAACAATCATATATTAATTTCTTAGAAAGTCACAATTCATCGGATGTTATTTTAGAATGTATTCAATCAGATGATAAAGTTCATCCGTGTATAGATGAATTGTGTATGGTTTTGGTTTATAGTATTAAGTTTAAAACTACATATGTTATAAATTTAACGCATCCAGATTGTAACTTTTTTATAGATAAAGATACACTTACTAATGATTTTAACAAATTAAAAGGTAAAAAATGGGTCTTTGATAAGAAAAAGTGTTTACATTTGTTTCCAATCAAAAATCTATTTGATATTAACATTATTTTCTTTATTAGTGATGGTAAAGTTGATGATTACGTCGAATTTGATACTACTGCACACAATGTAATTAAAACTAAGTTTCAAAAGTATGGAGAATTAAATAAAGCAATTCCAATGGTAAAACATCTGGAAAAGTTTGAAAGTATGTACGAAGCAGTCTTAATTAGACTTAAATCCGTTAAAATTGATGAAAGTTTTTATAGTATAAATGACACAGTTACTGAAAATCTTAGAATACTTGAATACAATGGGTTAAAAGTTGACGTAGAATTGTTTAATAGGCATTTTGAGAACAAAACAGTCAAAGATAAGAATGAATATGTTTATACACAATATAACATATATACTGCTACAGGAAGACCCAGTAATAGGTTCGGTAACGTCAACTATAGTGCTTTAAATAAAGAAAATGAATGTAGAACTTCGTTTATTAGTAGATATGGTGACGATGGCATGTTGTTTATGATTGATTATAGCGCCTACCACCCCCATCTAGTTGCTAAACTGATTAATTACAATCTACCTCATAATGTTTATGAATATCTTGGTAAATTGTATTATGGTAAGGAAACGTTGACGGTTGATGAAATAAGAGCGTCAAAGAATCTTACATTTCAATGTATGTATGGTAATATTCCATCTGAATTGATGGAAATACCTTATTTTAAGAAAATGAGTGATTATATTGCTCATAGATGGAATTTTTTCAATGAAAATGGTTATGTAGAAACTCCTATCTATAAACGAAGAATCACTACTAATCACATTAACGATCCAAGTCCAAATAAGTTATTTAATTATATTTTACAAGCAAGTGAAACTGAATTTGGAATGGAATCTTTAGTAAGAGTAAATGAATATCTAAATAATAAACAAACTAAAGCTATATTATACACATACGATAGTGTTTTGTTTGATTGTAATAAAGAAGACAAAAAAGATACTCTTATTGAATTAAAGCGATTGATGTCAAATAATCAATTTCCAGTAAAATGTTATATTGGTAAGAATTATGATAATATGATGGTGATAGATATTTAAAAACTTTGATTTTCGTGTATATATCAATATTTATATATACGAATGAGCACTGACACGAATTTAAAATTAAAAGACTTACAAGTTAAGTTACAAGAGGTTGAGACAGTAATGCCTTTGCCGTTTAGTCAACCTCTTAGAGAAAGTTTTCCATTATATAGAATCTTCGGTGAAAATGGAGATTATTATTCAAAAGAAAAAGAAACTATATTAAAATGGATAAAATTATCAGAAGAGATTGAAAAACTTTTACAAAACATTCAATCTTTAAATGATGCGGGAGCAAATAAGTTAATAGAAAAAAGTAGATTATATCAAAATTATGCTGATATAAAATCAAGAATTGAACTCGCATCTGGTACATCTGTAACTCTAGCTAATATTACTACTTCAAAGCCAAGTGGGTTTATTCATCAAGACATTAAAAAGTTTTACGATTCATTTAATAAGAGTGGATATGCTAGTAAAGATAAGAAAAAAGAAAATACCGCAGATGTAGTATTGTTATATAACTGCAGCATTTCGGAAATTGAAACTGCGTTAAAAGATAAAAATGTATCTGCTTTGGATGATAGTTTATGTGAAATAACTGGTACTGGAAAGAAATTCGCAATGGTTTCTTTAAAAGCCGGTGGTGATTCTTATCGTATTGGAAGAATGAAAGGTGCTTTTGATATTCTTCCAGATAAAGAAAGTTTTTCTGGTACACCTGCACAAAGAGAAAAATACTATCAATGGTTGCAATCTTTGAAACAAGATGAAACGCCAGAAATTGAAGACCCAAGAAAAGTATTTAGTGGAGGTGCTCCTGTATTTCCTCAAAATGAAAATATAAATCCAATATTTGAAGAAATATATGTAGGTAAAACATTACTAACTGAAATTGAATTTATTTCATCATTAAAGTCGTCATTAAATAGAATTGCATCTAAAATTGGTGATGTATCTGATGAATTGATAAAAGGTTGGACTGATTTTACTCAAAAAATAAAAAACACAATTGTAAAAATATTTGGTAATATTGAACAAAAATGTCAAGAAGATATGAATTACGTAAGAAGTAAATATTCTTCTTTGTTTAACTCATGGGATGCAATTGAAAAAGAAATTGGTGTTTTACAAGAAGCTAGAGAATCAGATGAAGAATTGGTAAAAATGACTGATTCTCTTAAAAAGAATGTAACTATATTTGTTCAACAAATCAATCGTATTCAACCAGAATCATTATTTAATACTATAAATGAAAAGGTCAGATTGATTGATAATAAGAATTTGTTCATGGTTGAATTGATTGGAACTGGGCCAGATGATGTAAAACAAGTAAGAGATGCATCATTAAAAGTTTACAATGAATATTTTAATACGTCAATTAAAGGTGATATTCCTTTGAATAAAGGTACTTTTAGACCGATGAATATTTTTAATTCAAATATTGCAGCTATTACATTTTATGAAAAGTTCATAGATAGATTTATAAATGTTGGTAATGAAGATCAAATTAAGAAAGAGTTTATACAATTTGCAAGTCAAATATCAGCAGAAGCAATCTTCGGAAACAATGATACACTTCCTATTATTGTGTTTAATGGTAAGACTATTAACAGAATGGGAACTAAGAATGAATTTTCTAGTGGTAAGAAGTTGATTGACGCAAATGAAAATAAGAATTTTAGATTAAGCAAGTTTCAAGTTAGTAAAAATAAAGAGGGAACATATTTCGTTGTATATTTATATATTATCTTCGATATAAGAGAAGAAGAAAGTGGAAAAGTAGAAGTTAAACCATTTTATTCTGCCATTGAATTAAGAAATGAAAGAGGAAGTAAGTTTTCTTTTAAGACAGAAATTCATCGTTCCAATCTAAGTGAAGAGGATGTATTTTAATTATGAACAATAAACAAATATTTTTAGAATCTTTAAAAAAAGCAAGTACCGATATTGCTATAGAAAATGGTATATTTGATATGTCTAAACAAGAACATATCGAAGTATTACGAGAATATTTGTTGCAATCAAATGTTGATGTAAAAATTATTACTCAATACCTTAATAAAATGGTTGAAGGTAAATACCCAGAAAGACAAGCATACAATTCAAATGGTATTCTTGTAACATTTCCAACTCCTGAATATAAACAAAAAGCTATTGCTCGTGGTACTCACTTTGAAGAAAATCCTAAAAAAGGACAAGTTAATATTTTTACTGGAGATAATCAACCAGAACAGCCTCAACAAAATATTGAATTTGAACCACAACAAACTGCACCAGTTCAACAACCAGAACCCGTAAAACAATCAAAAGGTGATGAAAGAACTCCTGAAGAAAAAGAACAAGATGCAGTTGCCATAGAAAAAGCATTGACGATGGAATATACATTAGAAGAAGCATTAAAGTTTGGTTTTTATAATAAGAGAAATAATTGGTATGACACAACAGGGCAATTCATAGGTAAACTATGGAATGTGAACGGCGAACAATTGATTATAAATAAATGAAAAACAAACAATTACTGTGTACATTTACCAACTCAAGAGAATATAATGATATTATAAAAGAAATAAAAAATTTTTATATTGTCAATGGTAAAATATTTGTTTTATGTAATAATAACAATCCAAAAGAATTATATGTTACATACAACGTAGAACTTGACGGTAATCAATCCAAATTCAAATCTACTATTAGTGTACACAGAAAAAAAGAGACCAATACTCTTTATACTTTGAATGCGATGAACAAATTGATTGCTGAAGAAAACGGTGGAGTTTTTGATAAAACCTTTCAATTAGATTGGAATCTCTACAAAAACAGTATTATTTTAACCAGTGAAGTGTCAGTCAAAATTGTTTCCGTCAAAATTTTTGATATAATAAGTTGAAAAGTTTTCGAGTGTCATATATATTGATGACAACTTAATTGGTTGTCTTAATAATTCGAATGAGTTATCTAATTATTAAATTATCAATTAACTAATTAAACAATTAACTAATTAAAATATGCTAGATATATCAAAACTAAAGAGTCGTTTGAACTCTCTAACAAACCAAGGCAACAAAACCAACCTAATTTGGAAACCAAAGCCTGGAAAACAAGTAGTTCGTATCGTTCCCTACAAATATCAACCTGATAATCCTTTTATTGAGTTGAAGTTCCATTACAACATCAACAACAAGACTTATCTATCTCCTGATAGTTTCAATCGTCCTGACCCAATCGTTGAGTGGTCGAATCGTATGAAGAAGACTGGAAATAAGGAAGATTGGATTTTGGGTCGTAAGTTTGAACCAAAGATGCGTACCTATGCTCCTATCCTCGTTCGTGGTGAGGAAAATGAAGGTGTTCGTTTCTGGGGATTTGGTAAGAACGTTTACCAAGAAATTCTAAGTATCATCAGCGATGTTGATTATGGTGATATTACCGATCTAGTTAATGGTCGTGATATTGTAGTTGAGTTTCGTACCGCAGAAGATTCTGGTAAATCATTCCCAGAAACTACAATCCGTGTCAAACCAAATGCAAATGTCGCAATTGATCCTTCACAAAAGGAAATCTTGGTACAACAAACAAATATTCTGGATTTATTCCCAGAATTCAGTTATGACGAATTGAAGGAAGTAATGAACGCATGGTTGAATCCAGATGGTTCAGTTCCAACAGAAGGTAGTGTAAACACTATTGTTGATGAAGAATCACCAGTTCCTGATCAAAAAGCAACTGCTGCTCCTAAATCACCAACTGCTACCACATCAAAATCAAATACAGATGATGTAGCAGCTGCTTTTGATAATTTGTTTAACAGTTAAAATAAATTGTTTATAATGGGGTGGCAGTATATATTACTGTCACCCCTATTTAGTTTTATTAAAAGTTATGAAAAAGAAAACAGAAAAAGATTCAACGAAGAGAGACGAATTAGCCGAGTTATTGGCTAATGAATTAAACAAAGCAAATAAAGACGGTGGTAAGATTGCTTATTTTTTAGATGAAGAGGAAAATCCGGCAGATATTAGTGACTGGATTAGTACTGGATCTTCTATGTTGGACTTAGCCATTAGTAATCGTCCACATGGTGGATTACCAATTGGTAAAATGATTGAGTTCAACGGTTTGGAAGGAACTGGTAAGAGTCTAGTATCCGCACATATTTGTGCAGAAACGCAAAGAAAAGGTGGTATTGCTGTAGTATTAGATACAGAAAATGCTGCTGCTCCAGCATTCTGGAAAAGTCTTGGTGTAGATCTAAAAAATCTTCTATATGTTCAAGTAGATACTGTAGAAGATATTTTTGAAAACATGGAAAGAATGATTGGAATTGTTCGTAAGAGCAACAAAAATCGTATTTTAACATTAATCGTTGACTCTGTAGCTGCTGCTTCTACAAAGGCAGAACTAGAGAGTGATCATGGTAAAGATGGATTTGCTACGGGTAAGAGTATTATTATCAGTAAGGCAATGCGCAAAATCACTAATATGATTGGTAAACAAAAAGTTCTTACCGTATTTACCAATCAACTGCGTCAAAATATAAATGCTATGGCATTTGGTGATAAATATTGTGTTGATCCGTATACAACAAAAATAAAAATTAGATATAAAATTTAATTTTTCCTCCTCCTACTATATACTTATACTTAAATAAGTCCTTAGTAGGAGGTAATATGATTTTACTAGAATATTTAGATATAAATTTAAAATGGAAGAAAAATAAACCAATTTTTAAATTTATAATTAAAAAAGAAAAAAGAAAAACTCAAGAATTTCCACTCAAATGTATTGTAAATAACAAAAAAATATCTAAAACAGGCAAAGAATATTATATACATTATTTGGGGGAAATAGGAGAAGAGGTATATAACGAGAGAAAAAAGTTATATAGCATGTACAGTCTTATACCGTTTTATATTAAAACGTATAATAAAGATGTTGAGAGATTGAATGAATATCTTAAAATGTTAAAAAATAATAATGTGAATGGTATTAAAAACTTTTATTTATCCAAAGATGGTGATAGAGTTAGAAAAATACAATCTGATTGGGGATTTAAACATTCAAAAGAAATTTCATCTAGAAATAAAAAGTTGTGGAAACAAGATGAGTATGTCAACAAAATTAAAGCAAACCAAGATTATTCTTATGAAAATCATGGAAAAAAAGTTTCTGATTTCTACAAAAATCAAGAAAATAAAGATTACATAAAGTGTGTGATGAATTCTCCAGAGAGAATTAAAAAAATATCATTATCTTCTAAAAAAATGTGGGAATATGCAAAATCATCTAATAAAAAGATGTTTTGTAGAATGATAAATTCACATAAAAATAAAAATTTTGAATTAAATGGATATAAACTTAATAATATTGAATATTTAGTGGGTAGTATATTAAATAATTTTTCCATAGATTGGGAACACGAAAAAATTTTTGAATTTAAAAAAACTTGTTATTTGCCTGACTTTTATGTAAGATCTAAAAATCTAATCGTAGAATGTTATGGTGATTATTGGCACGCTAATCCGAAATATTTAAACGAAAACGATTTTACACATAAAAATAGATCTGTAAAAGATGTATGGGCCTATGATTCTAGAAAAAAAGAAATTTTTGAAAACAATGGATTTATTTATTTATTTTTCTGGGAACATGATATTATAAATAACATAGACAGTATAAAAAAAACAATATATGAATACACAAGATAAATACATAGAAGAAGAACTAACGATTGCCGAGTTTGCGGAAAGATTTTTAGGAATAAATAATTATTCCTCCGAAAACGTTGAAGAAATAGATATATCGGATATGGATATAGAAGTATATGGTCGGGATTTTAAATCGGGTCAGGATTGTTATAATAAAATTAATAAATTTATAATAAAAACTCCATCGGAATACCATTACAGTGACGGTATATTAAAAGGTACGGATTTACATCGAATTATTGAAAATGGAGTTGAAATTCATTTAAAAGATCATAACGATTTCAAAAAAGTTAACGAACCAATAAAAGTTGTAGATTTTGATATCGAAAATACGCATAATTATTATGCCAATGGACGATTAAATCATAATACTGTTAGTGGTGGTAAGGCACTTGCTTATCATTGTAGTGTAAGAGTCCGATTGAACAACACTGGTAAACTTAAGAAAGGTGAAGAAGTTATTGGTAACGAGTGTAAAGCCGTAGTTATTAAAAATCGAATGGGACCGCCTCAGCGTCAAGCTAATTTTGACATTTACTTTGACAGTGGTATTGCGGACTATAGTAGTTGGATCAAAGTACTAAAAGAAAATAACATTATCAAACAAGGTGGTGCTTATTACACTTATAAGAAAGATGATGGTTCTGAATGGAAGTTCCAGTCAAAAGACTTTGTAGAAACAATGAAAAATGATAAAATTTTGAATGAAGAAATTTATTTGAAAATTTGTGATGAAATAATTATGAAATACAAGGATCCAAATAGTATCATTGTTGAAGACGCAGTTGTTGACACTGATGATGAAGCTGGTATATCTTCTGAGAATGAATAATCTATCTGACAACGAAAAGAAGAGGTTGTTTTCTTTATTTGATAATGTAAAACAAGAAGACAGAGTTGGGGGATTGAATAGATCCCCTAATTCTGAAGTGTTAATTGTTGATTTCATGAATACTTTTATTAGAGCATTCATGGCCTCTCCTTCTCTTAATTCAAACGGTGAGCATACAGGTGGTATTGCAGGATGTTTAAAGAGTATTGGTTATGCAGTTAAGTTAATCAATCCTACAAAGGTAATTATTGTGTCTGATGGTCAAGGTGGTTCTCTTAAGAGAAGAAAAATATATCCAGAATATAAGAGTGGTAGAAAGACTAAAATTAGGCTTAATAGAGTTTATGACGATTTAAGCACTCCGGATTCTGAAGATAAAAATCTAAAAAGACAATTATTAAGAACCGTTCAATATTTGGATAAATTGCCTGTTACCACATTAGCAATTGACCATATTGAAGCAGATGATACTATTGCATATTTATCTAAAGAACATTTTAAGAATAGCAATGTAACTATAATGAGTGCTGACAAAGATTTCTTACAGTTGGCTAGTGATAAAATTAAGATTTGGAGTCCTACCAAAAAGAAATTGTATGGTTGTGCTGAAATCTTATTAGAGTATAATATTAGTTGCGGTAACTTCATTAACTACAGAATTATGGAAGGTGATGAAAGTGATAACATTGACGGTATTAAAGGTGCCGGACTTAAAACAATTTTGAAATGTTATCCTATTCTGAAAGAAGATAAACATTACACATTACAAGAGTTGTATAACTACAGTGATAGTCATAAAGGTAAACTTAAGTTATATGACAGTGTATTGCAAAATAAAGATATTATGCAAAGAAATTATGATCTAATGCAATTGCATGATACACAAATTCAAACATTCTCGCAATTGAGAATCAATGAAATTATGGAAAAACCAATCGGTAAATTAGATAGATTTGGTTTTAGTAAGTTATTGGTAGAAGATAGTATGCAAAACAATTTTCCAAATAGTATGGTTTGGTTAAATGAAGTATTTGGAAAAATAAATTCAATGGTTCTTTAAATAATCTTGGATTACAGAAGAAGTGTGATATAGTGGTGTTAAGTAAATTATAAATTTATGTCAGAAAAACATATTGTAGATAACCTAAAAAAATTCGGGGCTGAATTCCAAATCAAATGCATTAGTGCATTGGTTTCAGACAAAACATTTATTGAAAGAATTAGCGATATTCTTGAACCAGAAAGTTTTGAAACTGATGCTCATCAGTTTATCGTTAAAGAAACTGTCAGTTACTTTTTAACATACAAAGACTTACCTACATTAGCAGTTTTCAAGGTTAAAGTAGACGGTATCTCTAATGAGATATTAAAACAGTCGGTAATTGATCAACTACGATTGGTGTACCAAAAAATTACAGATACAGATTTAAAGTTCATTAAAGAACAGTTTCTGGAGTTCTGTAAGAATCAAAAGATTAAGAATGCAATCATTGAAAGCGTTGAACACTTGAAAAGTGGACAATACGATAAAATCAAACATGTAGTTGATGTTGCGATGAAAGCTGGTATGGAACGCAATATTGGACATGAATACATGGTTGATATTGAAAAACGTATGAGTCAAATGGCTCGTAAAACCGTCAAGACTAATTGGACAGAAGTAGATAGTATTATGGATGGTGGTTTAGCAGGTGGTGAACTTGGTATTATTACTGCTTGTGCAGGCAGTGGTAAGAGTTGGGTCTTGGCTAAAATGGGTGCAGAAGCAATGAAACAAGGTAAGAATGTATTACATTATACTTTAGAATTGAATGAAAATTATGTTGGTTTGAGGTATGACAGTTGTTTTACTGGTGTTGATTTTCAAAACATTAGAAACAATATTGATATTGTAAAAAAGAAGATTGCAGAAGTACCTGGTAAATTAATCATCAAATATTTTCCAATAAAAACTGTATCTGCCCATAGTTTGAAACTTCATGCGGATAGAATTCAAACTCTTGGTACTAAAGTAGATATGATTATCGTTGACTATGCTGATATTCTACGTCCATCACAAAGTGAACGTAATAGTAACAGTTATAGTGAAGCTGGTGGTATTTATGAAGAACTTCGTGGTGTTGCCGGTGAACTTCAGGTTCCAATTTGGAGTGCTTCACAAAGCAATCGTGCAGCTATGGATGAAGATATTATTCAAGCAAATAATATTTCAGACAGTTATCGTAAGATTATGACGGCTGACTTTGTTATGTCACTAAGTCGTAAGATGTCAGACAAACAGGCTAACACTGCACGTTTCCATGTAATTAAGAATAGATTCGGTCCCGATGGTATTACATTCCCAGCTAGAATGAATGCTGGATGTGGAGATATCAGAATCTTTGCTGAAAATAGTCGTGAAGGTATTGGTATCTTGAACGAAATGAGTCAAGAAGAAAATGTAGTCAAGAAAATGATGAGCAGCAAGTGGAATGCTCATAACTCAGAGGATGCTGAATAAACCTATATATCAAAATGAGGAGAAAAAGTTTCTATAAAACAAGATTTTTTAAAATTATATTTTGGACTTTTTCTTTTTGTTTGGATAATTATTTTTTACCCATATGAATAAAGAAATTTTTATAAAGAAACGTAACGGAAGTTTGGAGAAATTTAGTGTTGATAAAATCAATAAGGTTTTACAATGGGCTACTGAAGATATTAAAAATGTAAGTTTTGAAGAAGTTGCTATGAATGCTCATCTATCATTCTTTGATAAGATGTCTTCTGGTGACATTCATACAATGTTAATTGAAGCTGCATCTAATTTGATAAGTGAAAATAAACCGAACTATCAATATGTTGCGTCAAGACTATTGAATTATAGATTAAGAAAAAATGTTTGGGGTGGGAAGAATCCTCCTAAACTGCATGATTTAGTTAGAGCTAATATTGATGTTTTGGTTTATGATGAAGAAATTCTAGACTGGTATAGTAAACAAGAGTTTGATAAATTGGATGAATATCTAAAACACGACCGTGATTTTAACTTCACTTATGCTGGTATTAAACAATTGTGTGATAAATATTTAGTTCAAAATAGAGTTACTAAAACTATTTATGAAACTCCACAATTTGCATATATGTTGATTGCAATGACTTTTTTTAAAGATTATAAAGAAAACCGTATTGAATATGTAAAGAAAGCTTATAACTATTTTAGTAAGCATAAAATCAATTTACCCACACCAATTATGGCTGGAGTAAGAACTCCTATGAAAAGTTATGCTTCGTGTTCTCTCTTTACAGTAGACGATGATTTACGTAGTATTTTCAGTAACAATAGTGCAGTTGGATTTGCTACAGCTAGTCGTTATGGCATTGGATTGAATCTATCAAGACTACGTGCCACTAATGCACCTATTAGAAATGGCGAAGTAATGCACACAGGCCCTATACCATTTGCTAAAGCATTTGAGTCTACTGTAAAGAGTTGTCATCAAAATGGTATTAGAGGGGGTAGTGCCACTGTCAACTTTGCTTGGTTTCATTATGATATACTTGATATCCTTGTATTGAAGAACAATCAAGGAACTGATGATAACCGTGTTCGTAAACTAGACTATTGTATTGGTTTAGATAAACTAATCTTTGAACGTTTCTTGAAGAATCAAGACGTAACATTGTTTAGTTACCATGAATGTGCTTCATTGTGGAATAAGTTTGGTATGGAAGGATTTAGAGAAGCGTATGAAAAGGCTGAAGCTAACAAGAATATTAAGTTCAAGAAGAAGGTTACTGCTCGTGAATTGATGGGACTACTTGCTAAGGAACGTCTTGAAACTGGCCGTATTTATACAATGTTTGTAGATCATGCAAATGAACATGGTAGTTGGTTAGATCAAGTGGATACAAGTAATTTATGTTTACATCCGGATACAAAAGTTTCTAGTATCATTGACAATGTTCCGATGAAATTATCAATCAAAGAATTGGATGATTTATTTAAACAAAATAAAAACATAAGTGTATTATCAAAAAATATAGATAATCAAGAAATTTCTTACAAAGAAGTTTTAAATTCAAATATCACCGGAGTTGATGTAGAATTGTTAGAAATTACGGATGAAGAAACTGGGTATACTATTAAATGCACAGAAGACCATTTAATTTTTACTAAAAACAGAGGATATGTAAAAGCTAAAGATTTAAATGAATCTGATATCTTAGATATTATATAAAAATAATTGAGTGGTTTACTTCATTGGGATATATTTATATGAAGTAAACCACTCAATACTATGGAAAAATATATAATCTATATGCATACAATTTTTGAAAAATCTTATATTGGATATACTTCTAAATCTCTAGAAGAACGATTGCATAAACATATTTTAAATGCAATTAGTGGAATTGATACAAAATTTTATAGAGATATTAGAAAATATGGACCTAAGAATATAATATCTAAAATATTAATTGAATGTAATGAGGAATCTGAAGCTAAACAATTAGAAAAAAATTATATTCAACAGTATAATACATTTAAAAATGGATTAAATTCAACAGAAGGTGGGGATGGTGGTGATATAATAAATTTATTAAATCAAGAAAAATATAATAAATTTATTAATATTAGAAAAAAACTTTCATCGGGAAATAAAAATCCAAATTATTCTGGGTATACGGATGAACAAATAATTGAAGAAGCAGTAGAATATTTTAAAATTAATAAAAAATTAATATTTAGGCATTGGTTTAATTTTTGTAAAACAAAAAAAATGCCTGTTAATTATACAAAATTTAGATTTAATGGTGAAGGTAGAATTGGATTTTTAAAACAATTAAAAAATGAATTAAAAAATAAAAATATAACTTTTAATGATTCTGATTTTGTATATGATAAAAAAGATAAGCAACGGTGTGAAAATTTATCTAAATCAATAATTGGTAGAAATTGGTATAATGATGGAAAAAATAATTATATGTTGTATTCAGATGACAATAAAATAACAATGTTAAACTTAAAAAAAGGACTTTTGAAATATGTTAAAAATTAAAAAAATAAAAGAAAAATCAGATGTATATGACATCACCGTAAAAGATAATAATAATTTTTATGCAAATAACATATTAGTTCACAATTGTCTTGAAGTCAATCATCCATTAATTCCAATTACTGATGTTAATGATAAAAATGG